TTCATCCATTTTTACTGGCTTTAATTTACCTTTGAAATCAGGTTGGGTTTTACTTGCATCATCAAATCCGATATTTTTACTACCGCAACTATCGCTCATTTTAGCAGCCTGTGCTTTTTTAAGTTCAGCTACATATTTTCTGCCTTCTGCTAACATAGTAGTTAATACTTCACGTTGGCTTTCTGACAACATATCACTGTTTTCTAATTTATGACCGTAGTCATTCAATTTCATTTCAAATGCGATATGATGGTATACCGTTGCAATATAATCTGCTGCTTTAGTAATTTTAGCTTGCACCCATGCTTCTAATTGGGTATCATCTTCTAGTTGTTTGAACAATTTATAGCTGTAAGTAGATAATTTCACTAAGTCAGCTTTGGCCATTGCACCTTCTTTATCAACTTCACCAGATGGCAATAATCCAGCAGATGGTTCTACTGATACGTCATCGGCAGGTAGTGATAACTCATTCAATTGTTTATCTTTATAATCCATTATTTAAACTCCAATATTATGTATTTATGTTCGTTTTATACTGCCACCTGTCATTAGATTCTGGTTAGTATCTATTGCATTTGGTTTTAATCCTTTTTTAGGTTTTGGTGCTTTATTTGGATAGATCGCACCAACCCCGACATTAGTAGCACTTGTCGCACCATCTGTCGCAGTTTCGTCCAATTTATAACCTAGTAATTCTGATATTTTCATATTTAATTCCTTCCAAACCAATGCTCGAACCATTCAGACGTGCCACTTTTTATCCCTTGTTCACGGGCGATTCTGCCCTTATCACTACCAGCAACCATTGGTCTCATTAAATTATTATAATTAGCTAATGCTTGTTCACTACCTAATCCACCCATCATCGAAACCTTTTTCAGTTCGTGAATAGGGTCATCAGGTGATAAATAACAATCATCATCACTTGGTGGGCAAAAATCAGCTGATGTAATTCTAATTTGTCTCATTTAAACACCGTATTGGTTTCTATTGGCTTGACCAATTGCACTTTTGGTGTTAACATCACCTAATTCTTTAGATTTATTATCACCGTGCGGCTTGGATTTAACCCCAATTGTTTTAGCTGCTTTGTCAATAATTTGTTGATCTGCTGAAGTATAACCGATGGTCACAAAATCCCCACCTATAGGACCGGTTTTGTCCATACTACCAGTTGGTGCACTTGCCAATGCAATGCCGTATCGATACGCTAAATAGGGATTATTGTTGTTATCTAACGCATCCCACGTTTCAATATTAGGAACAGAATTTTTGGTGCCTTGTCTAAGGGCACTTTCTCTAACTAATGTTTGACGCATATCATTCAATGCTTCTTCAAGATTAAAGGCTGTTAAATTTTTTTGTAATGTATCTGAACCAACATCAGCAGTTGAATTTTGTTTATCTACAATACCAACTCCAGCACATTCTTCTATTTCGGCGTCTTCATTTCGGGTTCTTGTTTTAAATTTGCGGCCACGTTTTTTTAATTTATTCCAAGGATTATTTCCTTGGCCACGTCCACCACGTTTTCCGACATTATGACGAGAAAACATTGATAATTCTTCGTCTGCAACCACATCATCCTCGTCCATGTAATCTTCTTTTACTTTAGGTTGAGCTTTAACCCGTGGTTTTTTACTGTTGTTAATTGGCTTAGTTGATTTGGCATCTTTCCCGACAGGGGTACTTGCATTTTTTGTAGTACTTACCTTTTGCTGATTTTTAGCAACAATTGGTTTTTCACCATTATTTTTAAGGATATTATATAATCCTTCCAATAATGCATTAGGGTTTAAACTATTTTTTTCAGTCATTTGTGTTATCCTTAAATACGCTCTTAGGTTATTACTAAGAATTTAAATACTCTATTATTTAGCATAATTTAAGGATATTTTGATAACTTATAGTTTGCCATCATCGATTCGTTGGAGAATCAGATCGTGATATTTGACACAAGTATCTTTCAATACTTTTTTATCCATTTCATCAGGTAGTTCACGGATTGGATATTGTTCTTTATATAACTTGTAGCATTCCTTTACTGGTTTAATAAGCATTTCTGGGCGAGTTTCTTCATCTTTTTTTATTTTTTTCATGATGGAATCGACGACCTCATCAATTTGGGTTCGATGTGCATCATCATCATTGTCCATAAAGAATATCAAATCTTCTGGTAAATCATAATTGATTTCTCTCTTTCCAGAATCATCTAATTGTTTAACAAACTCATCATCTTTGAACTTTGACCCTTCTAATAATTCTCTAATACGCATAAATAAAAACCCATCTAATAATCAGTATTTATCCTATTAGATGGGTTTACTATTTTTAATCTAAAACAACTTCTTCAACCATTTCAGGTACTGGTAATGCCAATGGTTTCTTTTCAGGTTTTGATTTTGCAACCAATTCCAATTTATCATCTTTAACTGAAATGGTTAACGTACCACCATTTTTCAACTCACCAAATAGCATCATTTTAGCTAAATCACGTTTGATTTCTTTATCAATTACTCGACTTAATGGTCTAGCACCCATTTTTGGATCAAACCCTTTATCAAGCAACCAATTTGATGCTTCTTTAGTCAATTTAATTTTGATTGATTTGTCTTTAACTTGCAAACGTAATTCATCAATGAATTTATTCACAACTTTCAACATTGAATCTTTCGATAGTTTATTAAAGGTAATAATACCATCTAATCGATTTCTAAATTCAGGTGCTAAAAACTTTTTCAATTCAGCATGATTGTATTCTTTTTCTTGTTTGCCAAAACCAATTGCATTTTTCTCTGCATCTTGCGCACCGGCATTGGTTGTCATCACTAGGATAATATTGCGACAATCTGCCGTTTTGCCATTCGATCCAGTAATAAAACCGTTATCCATAATTTGCAATAACACTGTCATCACATCTGGATGTGCTTTTTCAATTTCATCTAGTAATAATACCGCATTTGGATGTTCTTGAATTTGTGTAATCAATAAGCCAGCATTTTCTTCAAATCCAACATAGCCTGGAGGACTACCAATTAGTTTACTAATACTATGTTTTTCTTGGTATTCTGACATATCAATTCTAACTAATTTAGTACCAAGGTTTTTCGCTAATGACTTACAACTTTCAGTTTTGCCACAACCTGAATTACCCATTAGTACAAATGACCCAATTGGTTTATTTTCAGATTTTAATCCAGCTTGAGCAACTACAATTTTATCAACGATTTCTTCAATTGCAGCATTTTGACCAAATACTTCTGCTTTTACTTTTTCTTCTAAGGTAGCTAATACTGTACTTTCTGCTTCCATCACCTGTTCTTCAGGTAGACTAACAATTTTAGCCAATTCAAATTGGATTTCTTTTTCTGAAATTACCCGTTCTGAAACTGATTTTAAATTAAACCTTGAACAAGCGACATCGATTAGGTCAATCGCTTTATCTGGTAATTTCTTATCAGCTTGATATTTTACTGACAATTTAACCGCTGCTTGAATGGCATCATCTTTGATTTTAACATTATGATGATTTTCATAGTATTTTTTAATACCTTTCAAGATTTTAACTGCCATTTCTGGTGTTGGCTCATCTACTGTAATTCGTTGGAATCGGCGCATTAATGCACGATCTTTCTCGAAATGCTTGCGATATTCATCCCACGTAGTAGCCGCAATAACTTTAATATTGCCTTTACTTAGTGCAGGTTTCATCATATTAGCCAAATCATTAGATGAGCTATTTCCAGCACCAGCGCCACTAATCATATGGGCTTCATCAATGAACAACACCGTTTTGCCACGACTTTCTAACCCTTTTAATACTTTTTTGAAACGTTCTTCAAAATCACCACGATATTTTGTCCCTGCTAACATAGCAGAAATATCCAATGAGAAAATGGTATAATCTTTTAGAAAGTCTGGGACATTACCATGAACAATATTATAAGCCAATCCTTCAACTAATGCACTTTTGCCACACCCTGGCTCACTGACCAATAGTGCACTATTTTTATTTCGACGACCTAATACTAATGCGATTTGTTCCAATTCTTCAACGCGGCCAATCACTGGATCAATCTTTTTCTTTTTCACCTGTTCATTAAGATCAGTAGCATAAGATTGTAATGCAGTATTGGTTTTTGCAACAGATTCAGTTGATAATTCATCAGTTGCTGCTGAGATATTGAGATAATCAGCAAATTTCTCTTTTTCAATACCAGCTTGCGAAATATAATAAAAAGCCCAACTACGTTTTTCATTGAACATCATTAAGAATACATCGGTGATTTCAACTTTTTGTCTATTGTTGAATACCACTTGGCTAAATGATTTGTTCAAAAGTTTTTCAAACGCAGTTGTTTTTCTCGGCGATGCAATGACAGTATTAGAAATAATATCATCACATTTGTCGGTTAAATGATGATCGACAATGGCTGATAATTTATTAACATTGGTACCAAATCCGGTCAAGCATTCAGTGAATTGTTTATTTTTTAACATTGCCGCTAATACGTGTTCAATCGTGATGTATTCGTGTTGCAGCTTGACAGCAATTGATGCCGCATCACTTAATACGTTTTCAAACTCGTTGCTAGGTTCTACCATTTTTGTATCCTATAAGTTAAATGTTTTGAATATCTTTGTTAAGTTGAATCAATCGATTAATTAAGTCAACATTTTTTATAATTGGTGTTTTAATTTTCACAACCGACACAAATCGACCGACTCTGCCATTGTGAATGTTTTTAAAACCTGCTCCTTGTTTAGCGAATTCAGTCCCAGTCTCAACACCAGCTCTGATATCAATAGACATATCTTCACCAGTGATTGATTTTATTACTTTTTTGCATCCAATCATTGCTTCAATTGGGTTAATTTCAACAATAGTATAAACATCATCACCACGTCTGTCAAATGTTTCATCTGGTGCCACTACAAAAGTAACGTGTAAATTACCTCTCGGTAGATGTGAAAGTGAATCATCGCCCAAACCTTGGTAGTTGATTGTATCACCTGATGATACACCAGCAGGTACATCAATCACGACGCTCTGTGCTTTACCACTTGGTAATGTGAATTTAGCTTCTAATTGTTTGCCCGTAAATGAATCAACAAATGATACTTGGCAATTTAAATTCAAATCTTTGTTTCTATTTGATTGTCGTCTAAACCCACCACCAAACATATCTGCAAATGGATGATGACCTCTAAAATGTTGACCAAATATATCATTAATGTCAAATTCCGATTGGTGGAAATGATGGCCGCCAAAATTGCCGAATGTGCTCTTGTTATCATATTCGGCCCTTTTTTGTTCATCACCTAATACTTCATAGGCTGCTGCTATTTTTTTGAAAACTTCGGCATCACCGCCTTTATCTGGGTGATTTTTATTTGCCAATTTACGATATGCTTTTTTGATTTCTTCTTGAGTGGCGTTTTCATCAACGCCTAATGTTTGATAATGTTCTGTCATAGTCTTAAAAATCCAGGTTAAGAAAAATTTTGGATATTATCCCAAAAATCTCTTAACCTGTCAAGACTTTAAGTTGGAACTTTTGTTCCTTCGTATTTCTTATGTTTTTTTGGTTTATTTGTATCAACTGGTTTTTCAGCGGGTTTATCAACCACTTTCTCTTCTACAACTGGTGCAACTTCTGGTTTTTCAACAGGGACTGGCACAGCAGGAGTTTCAGATACTGGTGTTGGACATTCCTTATCTTTATTGCATGCGGTAGTAGCCATTGCCATTACTAATAATAGTGCAAGTTTAGTCATATTACACTCCTACAATACTGGATCTGGTTCTTGTGGTACAACATTGCCGAATTTATTAGCCGATACTTGTTGGAATACCGGTGTTGGTTCTGGTTCATAATTTGTACCATTTATTTTCTCCTGTGTTCTACCGTGTGCGCTAACACCAATGATAGCACCCATAGAAAGATGGAATAATCCACCACCTTGCAACGTAACTGAAGTCCATGCATCCAAGTTTTGACCAGGATTCATGTATTGCAATACGTTGTATGTAATTGGTGCGATGGCAAAATCAAACAAGTTGATGATACAATATGTCCATGCGGTGCAGGGACGCCACATTGTAACAAGCCAATGTTCTTTACTATTCATATAAACTCCTTATGTATTATACAAAAATTTCTGAACTATGACTTCAATATTTTGGTAATATGATCGTAGTGCTTCATTCGGTCAGCGAGCCCTATGGTTCCGCCATTAATTTTTTTGGTTAGGGTTAGCATATCCTTTTTATCAGCATATTGGTTTAATTTATTGGTTTCCCAAAACCAACACGCTGATTGAATGGCACCTTCAAATGTCCCAAGATATTCTGGAATTTCTTCCACTGGAGTTTCAATAGATTCAGCAAACTTTGTATAATTGTATTTACCCGTAAGTTGAATTAAACCCCTTCCACAGTACCTAAATCCATCACCTGTTGATTCCGGCCCATTCCCCATTCTTCCACCATATACCTTATTGGCGATGGCTTCTTGGTTATGTGCAAACTTCTGTGCTATTGCATCAGTTGGGAAATATTTCGGAAATACTTTTCTTAATGTAATCGCCCTATAATTCAAATTCTCTTTTAAAAATTTAAAATTGCCACTTTCGTGTGCGGTTTGTGCCAAAAATGCAGACACTCTAGGGATTGTATCAATATCATAATCTGGTAATATCATTGCTAATGCGTTATACCAATAACTGATATAAGGATTTTTTGGGATGATTTTTGCTAATTTTTCTTCTGTAAAATTAAATGTAAAACTCATTATCGCTTCTCCAATGCAACAGCCCATCCATTATTTTCAAAAATGAAGGCATTGCCAACTTTAGTAATGTTGTAATTACCGATAAATTTAGTAAAGAACATTACTTCACTCATATCCCTGCTTTCCAACATAATCGGACCTTTAATTCGATTATAAACATCAGCTTTACTTCCACTTGTGATGATCTCAAACCGGAGTTTGTCTGACCAAGTTTTCTTAAAGGTGATTGATTCATTGACAACGTTGATTTCATCTGCTAAACTACTTGCAAAGAAATCACTGTAATTATTTGGACTATTTTTCTTCGTGGCTTCATGATAAGAAGCAATATCAGCTGGGATGAATTCTTGTAAATTTTCAAGCGTGGCATCATGGCTTTCAAAATTTTTGAAGTATCTGAATCGCATATCTGGCATGCCGGTCAATCTCTCAACACCGTCCAGTAGTACAATAATTTGTTCTGCTACATGTCTACTTCTTTCCAGTTCCACAAATACTTTATAATAGCCATCATCGGTTTCACCCGGGCTAACATCAGCATCTAAAACGAAGTCATATCCCATTTCTAAGAAATTTTCTAAATCATTGGCTGGGTCTTCTGAGTTTACGGTGAAACTTAATACGACAATATCGGAATCATCACCGATTTTACTTTTATATGCGTCGATCTCGAATACTTTTTTAACCAAGTGTTGGAGATCATTTGCTCTTAAACTTTCTGTTAACTTTCTCATAATTACATCGCTGGTGGTTGTGGTGCTGCATTTGTCATTGGTGGCATTGGTGCTGCGCCACCTGGAGGAGCCATTCCTGGAGCACCTGGTGCCATTGGTGCG